CGCCGTGTACAGTAAAAGAGTTTAAAGAAACTATTATTGCGTACATGCAAGAGTATTCTGCATTAGAGATGGTAAAAGAAACCTATAAAGAAGGTGACGAGACCAAAGAAAGAGAAGTCCAGAAACGAATTTACAAGAAAACAGTGGTCACCCTTGACCACTCCTTACTCCTTAAAAAGAATAAGCTAGAGGGCGAAAAAGACAAGCATGATACTCTATTCGCATTAGGGGAGGCTGTTACAGAGTTAAAGCGTAGGTATCCAATCCATTTTATAATCTTAAGTCAACTCAATAGAGGTATTGATAGTCCTGAGAGAAATGAAGATGGTAAATACGGTAATTACGTATTAGAATCGGATATATTCGGTTCTGATGCTTTACTACAACATGCTGATACCTTAATTGGTCTTAATAGACCCGGTAAACAAAAAATCAGATATTATGGACCTGATAGGTTTATAATAGATGATGATACTGTAATGGTTATGCACTTCCTTAAATGTAGAAATGGAGATACTCGTATGAGTTTCTTCAAATGCATGTTTAAAGAAATGAAGATTGTTGAAATGCCTACTCCAGGGCAACAAGAAAAAAGATTAAAAACATGACAAATATATCAACGAAAGAATCCGTAGATCAAGGCAGTCCTAAGCCTGAAAATAAAAAGGATAACTTGAAAAAGCTCCGAGACTTTCATCAACCTTTGATGAATCTCCTTGGACTATCTGATGCCACATTCATACCAAAACTGGCTTATGTGCCACATGGTAAAAATGAGCGGTATAATGCATTATTTTATAGCGAAATTAGTAAGGGTACAGATGTTTGTATAGCCTTTGCTGATTCAAACAACTTAGTACAAGTCATTCCAGAAGATGAAGGATTTACTGAGAACGCGCTTTATAGATGGAAGTTCAATCCTCACTATGAAGAAGAATATGAAAAAACAGAACCAAATGTCACAACAGGACATTCCCGTTACTTGATACCTGTATCAGAATTAATAAAGTTAGAGTACCCGACTGCTCCAGAGGCTATCGAGGATACTGACTTTACTATTGCAGATCCTGATCAAGATTTACCAATGACTCAAATGACAATGAGAGATTATGCAGCAATTCATATGCGTAAACCCGTTAGTATGAAACCATGGTTAAATGATATAATCACCAAGTAATCAATATAAAGATGGCAAAAACCACAATACCTGAAGTAGTAGCTGCACAAGAAGCTCCTCAGAGTGAAATACAAAAGTTCTTAGGAACATTGATCACATCAAAACAACTTCCTACACACATTAAAACTGTAGCAGAGGCATTTACAATTGCTCAAATGGGCAAAGAGTTAGGATTTCCAACAATGCAGGCATTTCACTATATCATACCTATTCAAGGTAAGTTGAGTTTAAGTGCTAAAGCTATTGGCGCCCTATTAAGAAAAGGTGGAATAAGATATATTACACAAGAAGATGGTGTTTGGGTATATGCAGATGGTACAACCTCTGCTATTATCAAACCGGGAGACGAAAAACCGATCGATCAAAGAACTACAATATTATTCTTGAGAGATGGTATGGAAGAAAGATGTTCTTTTACATGGAAAGATGCCGAAAAACAAGGCCTCACCACAAAAGACAACTGGAAAAGAATGCCAAAAGAAATGTTATATGCTCGTTGCGTTGCAAAGGGTGCTAACAGAATTGGCTCAGATTTATTATTAGGATTATATGCAGTTGAAGAACTTGCAGATAGTTTCAGTATCAATGAATCTCACATAACTAGAAACGAAGATGGTACTATATCATCAATCATAGATACAGAAGCAACAGTCGTAAAATAATAATCCTTTAAAAACAAATATATGAGTGGTAAATTAAACACAAAAGACATCAAAACAGGTGGAGGCGGAATACCGAAAACCTTAGAACCAGGTAACCAGCACTGTAAAATAAATAGCGTAGCTCTTGAAGAGTTTAAGCTTAAAGAAGGAGCATACAATGTTCTATTGTATATGGAAGGTCCAGATTTAGGTAAAGACTTTGAAGGCTTCTTTATTAACAAAGAAAATGAATCCTTAGGGCGCCATAAAGGTGCTGTAGGAAGAGTGAAAGCTGGTGAATGGGCTTTTGCTGATGGTACAACTAAAAGTGGTGTCCAAGTATCAAGAGATCAAGATATTCTTAAATTTCTAAAGAGTATCTGTACTGCACTAGGGATTGTTCCTTGGTTAACAGCTCAAGATGATAAACATGCTACAATTGAGAGCTTAATCACAGCCTTCAATGATGAACAACCATTCAAAGACAAGTATATCAACTGTTGTATTGGTGCTAAGGAGTATAAAGATAAGAATAACTATACTCGTTATGATCTACACTTTCCAAAGTTCAGCAAAGATGGTGTACCGTTTGAATCTCTTACAGCTAAACCAAGCAAGCTTTTAAGGTATAATGATGCAACTCATTTGAAAAAAGCTAAAGTAATAGAGGTAACTGAATTCGGTGCTAGCGAAACTCCATTAGGAGATGATAGCAAATCCGATTTCCAACTATAATCATTATTTAATTATTAAGAGGCGGGCAATACATGTCCGCCTTTTTATGCTTATACAACCAGAGACATATGATTCGTACTAAATCTATAATATCAAGTGTAAATGAAATCCCAAGAGAATGGGTGTTTGAGTTCTATCTCAAATGTGAGAAATTGTGTGGACAAGATGTAAAACTTAAATCAGTATTTAGTACTGAAGATAAGACACCATCTATGTTTGTCTACTATTGTAAAACTGCAGGATATTACAAGTTCAAAGATTTTTCAGCTGGTAAATCAGGTGATGGAGCAACCTTTGTTCAAGAATATTTTAAGCTTACCACGAGAGGCGAAGCTGCGCATAAAATTATTGAGGATTATAACCAATACATCCTTACAAATAAAGAAGATTACAGTGTACGAGAGTTTAAAGTCCAACAGCGTTATAAAGTAAGCGCTTTTAACACAAGACCTTGGACTACTCTAGATCAAAAGTACTGGACTAAGTTCCATATTGGTTCTAAGAAATTAGCAAAGTATAATGTAGTTCCTTTAAGCTCTTATAAGATGACAAAGGAAGAAGATGGTGAAACCAAGGAATTAAACGTAATAGGTAGACATTATATCTATGGTTATTTCCGCACTGATGGTACATTATTCATGATCTATCAGCCGATGGTTAAGGATTGTAAATTTATTAGAATCAAGGATTATATCCAAGGTACTGATCAATTAACCTTCAAAGTACCTTATCTGATAATCACGAGTTCTTACAAAGATCTAATGGATTTTGATACATTAGGTTACTCTAATGCAGAATCTGTTGCACCTAATAGCGAGAATACATTAATCCCTGAACACATCATATCCGCGTATAAGTTAAAATACAAAGCTATTTGTACATTGTTTGATAATGATAAAGCAGGTATTAATGCCATGGATAAGTATAAAGAAAAGTATGGTATACCGGGAGTTCATCTCGAGTTATCCAAAGATCTTTCTGATTCTATACGAGATCATGGTATTCACAAAGTAAAAGAAGTACTAACCCCGTTAATAAAAGAACAATTAAGTAAATAATCTTTAAAAATAAATACCATATGAGTTGGCTATATAATGGAAAAGTGTTTTGCCAAGAGGGTATACCCCACGGGGCTGTAGGTTTCATATACAGCATGACAGCTATTATAAATGGAACTTCAGTAGCTTATATTGGTAAGAAGAACTTTTATGCAAACGTTAAAACAAAACTGAGCAAAAAAGCTATGCCTACTGACAAAAGGCTCAAGAAATACAAACGCGTTACTAAAACATCATACCAAGAATACTATAGTAGTAATGATGTACTTAAGAAAGCTCATAAAGACGGAGTTACTATCAGAAGAGAAATCTTAATGATATGCTTCAGTAAAACAGAGTTAACTTACCAAGAGGTAAAACATCAATTTAAGTACGAGGTATTAGAACATGATATATATCTTAATGGTAATATCCTCGGTAGATTTTATAAACAAAGAAATAACACATGACCAGTAATCCAGAAACAATCAAATTAACAGCAGAGACTCACGATAATATCGTAGAGATGATGAACTCAATAGATCTTGAGAATAGAGTAGTAGCTCTAAACTGTATAGAAAATGTAGATTTTAATGAAAATCTAGTGTATATATTACTCCTTAAGAAACAAGGAGGTGCTAGTTCTAGTGAATGGAGTACACACGCTCCTAATACATCCAAATTACTCAAAGGAATAGGTATTAATCTTGATACCTCTCTTACTTGGAAACAGTATCTAGAGATACTAATTAAAAGAGATACTACACCTGATAAGATTCAATTCTATCTTGATCGGTTTGTAGCAGTAATTCATAAATCAATAACCGCTTTAGGGTATGACTTCATTGAGACCCTCGAAGTAAAAGTAAAACTAAAGACGAAACATGGTGAACAGAGCGGAACAATTAGCGAAAGCGTCTAAAGACTTAATGCTGAAGGAACCATTCTATGGAATGTTCCTGATAATGCTTAACAAAACATGGGATAATAAAAAAGTCTCAACAGCAGGTGTAGGTAGAAATGGTATTAACTATAATCTCTTTTTAAACGAGACTTTCTGGGATATTCTCCAAGAACGTCAGAAAAGAGGATTGTTAAAGCATGAACTATTACACATTGCATTCATGCACTTAACTGACTTTGCTCATTTAAGCGATCATACTTTAGCTAATATCGCACAAGATATTGAGATAAATCAGTATATCGAATTAGATGATTTACCACCAGGCCCTCAACTCATATCAACGTATCCTGAACTAAACCTTGAGCCTAAGAAAGGTAGTAATTATTACTATGAAAAGCTACAACAGGGTAAGAAAGCAGGTAACTGTCCTAATCTTAATGCAATGATCGCAGCTGCAGAAGCCGGTCAACAAATATGCATTACAGCAGGGTCAGGTGGGGATCAAGAAACACAAGTTCCTGATCACACTACTCATGAAGAGTTTGCAGGATTAGATGAGGCTAGTCAACGACTTCTTAAAGCTCAAACCGAGCATTTAATTAAAGAAGTAGCTGATTCAGTATCTAAATCGCGTGGACTTATTCCTGGTGAATTTCAATCTATATTAGATCGGATTAATACCACTGAGCCAGCCAAGTTCGATTGGAAAGGATATCTCAGAAGATTCACAGGAGGCTCTCAGAAGGTTTATACCAAAAAGACAAGGCGGAAGTTCAATAAAAGATATGAAGACAACCCAGGGCTTAAAATCAAGCCTAAGAGACATATCTTAGTTGGTGTAGATACATCAGGTTCTGTAAATGCAGGAGAACTTAAGGA